GATCAACTTCTTAACACAACATCACCTGATCAGGCATTTTCGACAGCGATCGTTGGTACGGGTAACGTATTAAAACGTTCCGATTATAGGTTAATAAAAAATATACGTTTAGATTTTAACGGTAAAAATATATTTGATTACTCGGGTACATATTTAGCGTATGGTCAGTCTTTGAAGTATCACACGGGATGCCCAGACCCCGCAAACGAATTTTATATGTATTCTTTTGCACTTGATCCAGAAAAGTATTATCCCACCGGACAAGTAAATATGAGTCGCATTATACACAAAAAAATGGATATAGAATTAGACGAAGTATCGACGACTAGAGATATTAAAGTCAAAGTTTATGCTCTAAGTTACAACATCCTTCGCATTCAGGGAGGATTAGCGGGTTTAAAATTTTAACCGGTTATAATAGAAATGGCTGGCAGAGTACAATTAGCCACGACGGGTAGTCAGGATGATTACTTTACGGTTAACCCCGAGTATACACATTTCATAGACAAATTTAAAAAACATACGAATTTTGCTATGTACGATGTAAAAGCTAAATTAGAAGGTGAAATTGATTACGGTAAAACATTACGTTGTACCATAGATAACGATTCCGGAGATTTACTTAAAGGTGTACGGTTGCATATCGAGCTTTCCGAGCTATTACATGATGGTACATATAGGAAATATACAGAGTCTATTGGACATGCTATCATAGAATACGTAGATATATTCATAGGTGGACAGCGTATTCAACGTGTACATCGCGATTGGTTACAAATATATTCCGAACAGTATATAACACAGACAAAACAAAAGAATCTCGATAAACTGATAGGTAAGTGTCCAAATGAAGTATCTGGATCCCCTGTATCTACCGATGTAGACGGATATCTTGATAATGCTACAGCACCACGAACATTTATAGTAGATATTCCATTTTTCTTTCACGATAACCCACAACTTGCACTTCCATTATGTGCATTAAAAGTACACGAAATCGATATAGAAATTAAACTAAGCGAAAAGGATAGATGTTTGCACAAATGGGTTGGAATTACAGATAATTCTGGTAGTCTAGACAATACAACATTCACCGTCACCGTTGATACGACAAATGGTAACAAGTATGCGATCGACAGTGACGTTCAATCTACACTAACACTGGTAAGAGGTAATACGTATAACTTTAGTTATCCAACGGGGGATGGAACACACCCCTTCAGATTATCTACTAAACCCGAAGGTGGAAGACCACCGGTCATAGATAGTAACTCTATATTAGGAGGACAAGATTTACCATCTCAGGGCGACGGAGTTACACAAAACTCCGAAACTCTTCTTGTTTATACGGTTCCAGATGATGCACCCGATACAATATACTATATATGTAAAATCCACACTGGAATGGGGGGTATGATAAAAATTATAGAACCGTATTTCGATCCATCTAAGGCGACAATTAAAGACGTTTCTTTATACACCGAATTAGTTCAACTCAATCCCCCGGAACGCAAAAAATATGAAAAACGTGATATTGATTTTGTTATCACGCAAACGCAGCGTAATACGTTTCAAATTCCAGTAGATTCAACCGATGGAACGAAAGAGCACACGTTTAAGCTAGAGCTTGTAAATCCAGTCAAGGAACTATTTTTTATCGTTGCACGGAATGGACTTAAATATAGTGTATTTGATTACGATCACGGAGATTTGATTTACCCCCCAAATACGGGTACGTATATAAATTACGAAAATCTCGTTAGTATGGAAATGGATTTAGATAGGGAAACTACTTTAGATAAAGTTTCGGGTAGTCTCATAAATCTACGAGCAGTTCAGAGTGGTATACACCACACCAGAACGCAGTTATTTAGAAGGTTTTATTCATATAGTTTTGCACTTGAACCCGAACGATGGTATCCAACGGGTCAAAGAAATTTTAGCGCAATAAAAGAACAATATATTACCGCCACTTTAAATAATAATGTTCACGAAAAAAGAGAGCTTAGAGTTTACGCTCTAAGTTATAACATATTAAGAATCAAAGATGGAGGAGCACGACTTATCTTCCAAAATGGTTCTATCGGCGATTGAAATTATTACACCGGTAGTGGAACAGGCTGTCGTTTTATCGGGTCAATATGCGAAAGCGTGTGGTAGAAATACAATTCTATCCGAGGATATGGAATATTGCTTGAAATATTGTGCGATGAATACAGTTGGAGAACGTATCGGATCGTGGTTTCCCGAAATTTATGATGAAGAGGAATCGGATGAAGAAGAATTGGAGATAGTGGCGGAAGAAGATGCACCCGACTTTGAGCCCTATTCGGGAACAGAAGAACTCTACATGGAAATAAATAACGCACGTGACGCATGGGAGAGTTGGAAACCCACCAATCCGTCAGAAGAGATCATAAAAAATGCAATCGATAGTAATGGAAACCTCTCCTCCGGAGGGATGGACAACTTCTAATTATAAAACATTTAACTCCGACGGTCAAGATTCGGATTCCGACAGTGATGATGAAAGTGACACTGACTCGGAAAAGAGTACCGTCAGGGGGTATAAAAAAGAAAAATACCAGAAAATATTGGTCGAAGAGGAGCTGTTACCAGAATAAAATCTCTTTATATATTATACAATGTCTGCCGATATCGCCACCGATACTCTTGTTGCCATATCCCGTGAGCTCGAAACTCAATCTCTTAACTCCGTCGTCGCCGGTTTCTCTTTTGCCGCGGCTCTATCTTGGATGGATCTCGTTCGCTGGACTATTCATCAGGTCGTCAAGGTTCAGAAGAACGGTGGTATGAACTATGCGCTCACCGCGCTCTTTACCACTCTTCTCTCGGTCGTCGTCTACATGGTGATCTCTCGCATCTCCCAGAAGGTCAAAAAGCCCAGTGCCCCCGTTTACGCGGTTACCCGCTAATTTTCGGAATTTTGGGTCTAGTAAATAACATAAACACAATACCTGTAGCAATTATCATGGATATGTATAATAACGCATTCCATCTATTCGGATCCTCTAATTCAGGGACGCGCATAGGTGGTGGTAGTGAAAAATCTTTCTTCACGTTTGGAATCGTTTTAAGTTTGTCTATGATTCCATGTATAGACAGTTTCAGTACGTGATTCGCGTTTCTAAAATCATACGGTATTAATCTATTATTACTACTGTAGTAAAACTGTATTCGCAACTTCGATATATTTTGTGCTCCAGTATCGAAATTGTGTTCCACTGCATCATCTACACCTGAGTAATTAATGACGTCTCCACACATCAGGATTCGACCAGTATAAAAAGGTGTATCAGAATATACCGTCTTATTCAATTCTTCTGCACCGCTACTTATTTTCAGTATGAGTGCATCTGGACCTTGTAGATTTATACTTCCGGTCGTGAGAGTGTCGTTCACTGACGTTACATTACTCGCAGGAAGTCCTAAAATATCATGTGGTGTCGTTAATCCTTCCGAACCGGTATCAAACCCGTTATCTCCACCGTAAAACTCAAACGTAAACGGTGCAGTGCCCCCGAATGTTAACTCATTCTTACTCTTATCATAGGTCGCACTTGAAATAGGTACCGAGCCAGCCTGAAATTTAGATAATAGTTCAGCCGCCAATTCGTTTCCACTGTAATTTTCGTTAGGTAACGTTACGGTGGTACTATTAACAGAGAACGTGTTATTTCTATCATTTATAAGCAACTGACTCGCATGGATACGAGCCGATACTAGTGATATCTTAGAGACGTTGTATATGGGGTTTTTCAATTCAACGACATAATCTCCTGGATTGGGATACGCTACAGGATCGCGTTCTCCACTATCTATGTCTAACGTGTATACGCTCATTAAAATAAGGGGATATATTTTAATCAGTGTGTTTATGCAAAAAAAGGAATTTACATCATTTTCTGAGCTATGGGGTTGTTCTGAAGCTGTTGCTTCGCCACGCCAAGGCTGAAGTCTGTGGCGTATGGGTTAACATTACCTTTGAAAGCGTTAAAGTTGTGTAATTGGTCATTTTTGTATTGCTGGGTCCAACCACCGTTGATTGGACCTGTGCGACCATCCACACGAGTCGTATCGCTACGCATGTTTGTAACTAAACCACCCTGATTGAGGGGGCCCGCGCGAACATTCATACGACCAGCGTTACCAGCTCTATTTGCCTTTCCACGGCGATCATCGGGGCGGAATCCATATTTGGTTAACTCCTGAACAGTGTGAGGTGTACCATAAGTACGCTTTTCACCAATCTTAGCACCGGGTGACATTTCATAACCATGCATGAAATGTGATACATTAGGAGCAACCTGATTATTGTAACCATATTGTTCTATATTTCCATCCTTCTTGTTACGGGTAGGAAGAGGAGCATGTGTAACCGCGGAAACTACGCGCTTAGCACCCCCAAACCCTAAAGTATCGTCGCGAGAACCATCCTGCGAACGGTTTGTGATACGTTTTCCCGATACATGTTCCCCCCTCGGAATATGACCACCGAAACCTTGGGATTTACCTCCACCGGGAGGTAATCGAGAAGGGAGATACGCAGTTTTCTCCGGACGATTGTGACCCATCTCACCCATCTTTCCACGGCGGCCACCGTAGATATCGAAAGCTGGACCAGATCTACCTGGTAGGGTAGTAAGACGATGTGCTCCCACGTTTTCGGGGTTCACGCGTACGAGCTGTTGAAAACCACCGGCTGCGGGAACGTTTGGTCCTACCGCAATACCGGGACCAATTAATTGCTTCTCGATAGGAGAAAGATTATTCATTCTTCCTCCATCAAACATTCGATTACGCATTTCCAACACTTCACCTCCACTAGATCGTGTTTGTGGAACAATATCACCAAAATTACTAATTTCTATCTTATGCTGTGGAACGTTACTAACAATGGTAGGTTTGGGTAAGGATATACTGGGTACTTCCTCCTGAACAAAACGTTGTGGAACCTGTTGTTCGGGACCTTGATAACTTTCGGCCCGTGATTCACTTAATTTTTTGCCGGCGTAAGCTAGACCTGCAATAGCTACTAGCGAAAGGGGATCCGCCATTCTTAATTTTAGTAAATATTTTTATTGAGTTTATTTACGCTTAGAATACCTCGCCGAGAACATGGAATTTTGAACATCGGCGCGAGTACTTTCAGGTTCGTATGTAATTGTTCTCAATGGAAGTTTGCACTTCATATCTTGAAGAGGGAAGAGGTTCTGTTCGTAAGTCTTAGCAAATACCTTATTAAAACGTGTAGTGGATTGGGGGCGAAGTTCATCGCTTGTATCGATGAATGCAGCCGGTGCACCCTTTCCAGCCATGTAAGGGGCGGTTCCGTATAACATGGTATTAGGACGACTAGAAGCCCTGTTCATAGGTGTACTGGGCTGGGGGTAGGTAAAAACTTCTTCAGTCGCACAAACAGGGGGATTCACTGGATTTTCTACTAATTTCATTCCTGGCTGGAGTTGGTAGGCCATTTTACTATTACTTGAGAAAATTAAGCTACATGACCTGCTCATAAGCCAGATCCTCTATGCATACCAGACCTCTTGTCACCCGTAGAATCCAAACCACCGAAAGCTTCCAATTGAACACCCCTAGCATCCGCGTTACAGAGGTGAGTATCTGTTTTACACATCGGTGCATCCTTGCTACCATAAAGCCATTCAGCAAAAGCGGTTTGGTCACCGGGAATGTTGGTCACGGGACCTGTTACAAATTGCCTGTCAAAAGCATTACGTTGAGCATCGGGTAAAGGGGACCTTGATTTTTGGGCCCCATATGGTATACGCCCTGATAACATCTGATTTACTTCACTTCTTACTGTATCATACCTACAAGCCGATGGACGATCCGGGCGACCATCATAATCCGACATTAAAACATTCGCCATGGGATTATCGACTGTAGGACCTTGACAAGCACCCATATAAGTTTCGGAAACGGTGGAAGCGCGCTTCTTGGCTGCAGATCCCTTGATCATGTGTGATTTTTCCATTACAAATAATACTCCTAACACTGTCGCTCCTAATATAAAGACACGTATGTCACGCCTGATAAGATACAAGATACACGTCGCGTAAACAACGAATCGAGCGGTCGCGTTTACCCTCTGTGCTGATGTTTGATCTTTTGTAGGCCAAAATTCAGCCACCTTATCAACCCTGATAATTTGTCTGGGATCGTCAAATAGTGATACCATTTATATAATATGATTTTATTTTTTCAACATACCACTGAGCAGACCTTGCATTGACTGCATAAGCTTACCTTCGTCAAATTCAGCGTCCCCATCCTCATTTTGCATCTTATCGGCACACTGTTTAGCTACAGTCTCGATCATACTAAGCGTCTCTGGGGGGATAGATGTAATAGTTGTACCGAGCATATAAAGCGTTTGGAGATATTGCCAAATGGCATCACGAGTTCCGTCCGAAGCCTTTGGCCAGCAGTCCTTCAGGTTAATATCCTTAAGAAATTCGATGCTACCTGCGTGTTCAAGAAAGAAGCTGTCGTCGCGAGAATTAATTTTGTCGACGTGGGGGCCGACGTTTTCCATGAAACCCTCAACGAGAAGCTTGGGGTTAGCAGTTCTCATAAGTTCAAATGCAGCGATGTATTTTTTGAGCCCTCGCTCCTCTGGAAAGGTCTTATGGAGCTCCATGAGAAATTGGCCCATCATATCGTTGAAGGCTGAAATAGAAGTCATATGTATATATATGATACGTGCAGGAAATCTTTAAGTTGATCAGAATGGTTCCGTGGAAATGGTCTCACGTTTACCTAAACCATTAGATATTACAAAATAAACTAAAATAGCTACTAAGGCGGCTGGTTTAGCGTATGCACTCGTAGATAAAGTGCCCTCATCATTAAGTCTCGCTTTGCCGTGAATATAAAGTGCGGTTATACCAGCTGCAATAATAGCAGCTGATCCTGGATCACGGAAGTACTCGTCCATATCTAATAACCGAGTTTTTTAGTTCGGCTTTCTGCTGCATCTGCAAATAGATCATGTGATTCATGTTGATCGCGTGGCGGTGGTGAATTTTTTATAGTTCTAAATTCATTTTGGAATAAATTACCGGACTGTTCCGGTTCCTGTTCCGGTATATGATCTTCCTGAGGAATATCCTCGTCTAGTTCATCCGTAACGCCTCCCATAGGAAGCTCACCTTCTTCTTGAGGATATTCACCTTCCATCTGGTCGGGCATTTCAGAATCTCCCATATGTTCAGGTGCATTCTCATCGTATTCGTCTATATCATCTTCCTCTAGGTTCGCATCTTGTGAATCGAGAATATCCTCATCTCCATTCGCATTCATATACGTCTGTAGAATCTGTTGGACGGGAATCAACTCTTTCACCGTTGTTTCTACGCATGCAGCAAAACGTTCATAAAGTTTATCGTTTCTAGCGTGCTCAGATTGATTCTCGGTAAAAATGTAAGGATTGCGATAAAGATCTTTAGCGGCGTTCTTATAGCATGTATGAATAAAAACTTCGTTTGTTGGAAGTTTAACCGACATCTTCTTCGAATCCTTACTAAGACGCACCGCCGATAAAATCTTCACCGAACTTACAAATACTGCGGCAACTAAATCTTTGAACCATGCACATCTATCCGCTATGTTGTCCGTATGACTTTTCGCCATGGTTTCACTCCATTCAGGAACGTCTTTTAAGAGTTTTTGAAACATTTGAAGAACTTTTCTACCCTTAGATAACTTGTTAGATTCTTCAAACATCGAATCAAAAACATCTATCATAACTGGGCATACAATAATAGAGAGTTGTTCGAGATATTCACGCTTTGCCTCGACTAAAATGTTCAAGTTATCCATGTACGATTAACTAGTCTTTTTTTATTAATCGTTTTGCGCATCTCGCCTGTACCTATTCGCTGCCTTTTTAAGATTTATGAGAGTAGGGAAGTCTTCTATATTATCTATAGATTTTGACGAATCTTTTTTAATCTTCCAAGTAATAGTGATTTCGTAGTTTCCTGTGATATACACCGTAAAATCACCTAACTCGAGTTGTCTTTTCAGGTATGTAATAGCCTTCAATCTATCATACGTAGGATATCCTACCACGAATGTTGGGACAACAAAACTAATCCTCTTTTTATGTGATTCAACTCCACGCCTGATCTTCCGTGATATCTGCTTGTACAATTCTATATATGTCTCCTTTTTCATACGATTTCTGTTATTCGTAATTCGAGTGATCTCTTCTACGCTGATCATTTAATTATGTCTTATCTTTTTTTAGGAGGAAAATATATACGGTTTTCGAGTCCCTCATAACTTACAGTGGCTGGGGGTCCAGATTCAAATCCATTTATCACGGTTTTATTCAGAACAACGTTAGGATTTTTGAGAGCTTTAATCATTTCATCTTGGGAATTTTGTATGTCTTCGTATGGGATAAATGTGGACCCCTTCATTACACTTTCAAAGGGTGTGCTATCAGCTGGGGGTTTAATATCCATGGGCTGTGAACGAGCACTCAGAACACGTACACCACCCGTTCCTACGCCCCCTATAGTTTGATTATTCACTACCATTATATCAGCTGTTATTGAGGCTCCATGAGCAAAGCCATTCTTTTTTACTATCATAAACATGCACCTGTACATATCATGATTCTTTTGTTTGTGACGAAACTGTTTAAGTGCAGTCGTCTCAATGATGTAATTGTCTATACCGGTTTTCTCTAAGATATATTTATTCGTCGCTAAAACAATTTTCTCCATGACGTCATGATTTGCACTGACTTTAGAAACTTTTTTGTACTCGGCCATGTTGGGTAATGGGTCGTTTAATATAATTTCCGTGTTAGATTTCTTTACAAACGTCTCTCGCTTAGGGCCTGTAGTGGTAGCAAGTAACAACACGAGTATGAAAAATAACAGCGTGAGCATTTAATATACCACGCGAAAAAAGTGTGTTAACTTTTATAATTTTTTTTGAAAATTGATTATAGAGAATGTCACTACTTCTATATAGTCCAAAGTGTAAACATAGCGTTGAAATTATAAACTTCATTCAAAGTCATGAACAACTAAAGCATCTCATTCATTATCATAATGTCTCAGAAAATGGAATTCCTCCTCAGTACAGAAACCAGATCACGAAAGTACCCACTCTTTTATCAAAGAATGGTAAACTTCTCGTGGGGCGTGAAATACATAACTGGCTTCAATCTTTACTGCCGGTCCAGGAGTTGGAAACGTGTGGTTTCGGAGGAATAACATCGACCACATTAGACGGTGAATCTTCTAAAGATATGTTTGCTCTGGACAGTTACGGACAGTCCTTACAACCAGCAATGACATCGGAACTTGAGGCAAAAATTAGTCGTAAAGTCGAAGACTCCGCTTATACGGATATAAAGAAATAATACGCGAAAATTTTAATATGAAATTAGTGACCGTGCAAGCCGTGGCTATAAAATCTACATTTGAAGTTTTAAAGGATATTTTAAATGATGTGAATATTTATTTTAAACCAGAGGGAGTGTTTATAGTAACACTCGATACAGCTAGAACATCTCTTATAGATATGTTTTTACCTTCTGATAACTTCGAAGAATACACGTGCGATGGAAATATTGATTGTGGTGTTAACATGACTAATATGTATAAATTATTAAAGACGATCACTGTAAACGATGTGCTCGTAATTTCTATTAATTCCAAGGAGTTTATGAATATTGAAATTCACAGTGAACAGAAGAAAACGTCTACAAAATTCGAGTTGAAACTTCTAGACATTAACGAAAACCAAATAGAAGTTCCAGAAACTGAAATGACGATTATAACTCCTATTCCTTCCGTAGATTTTCAGAGAATATGCAGGGATATGTCCAACATTGGGGATGAATTGGAAATACACCGCGGGGGGAAATCGTTAAAACTCATGTGCAAAGGTGATTTCGCGAATCAGGAAACCGAAATTCAGTGTGTAGACGAATCTCCTAATTTATCGGGAACATATTCGCTAAAGTATATGAATATTTTTACTAAAGCGACGAGTATGTGTTCCACAGTTCAAATAATGCAAGAGAAACAAAATCGCTTTTTGATATTGAAATATAATGTCGCAAATTTAGGCGATTTAAAATTTTACCTGGCAACTAAGGTACCCGAAGATGAGACATGAGTCCGGTCGTCGTATCAACCGTTTTCATCATACCTAGACAGTTTTTCAATTTAATACGAGGAAGATTGTTTTTTAGGGAGACTTCATCGAGATATAATACATCTTTTATGAAGATCTTCTCACCATAAAAATCCGAGTGTGGACCCGCATAGCGTCTAATTTTTTCGAGAATGTCTTTTACTGGCTTGTCAGCCGAATCCAGTAATTGTGCACCGACTAACGGGACGTGGAACGACATTGTATTAGCCTTCTTCGGTGGCCATGTATAGTCGTGATTATACGTTATGTATTTGTATATACGATTGTTGCACCAATATTTAATTCGAACAATCATTTTTGTAACAGCTTCTGGGGGCTTGGGAATAGGGTCACCGGGGAGGATACCAGCGCGCCCGAGATCTAATGAACATATACCGTATGATTTTACGATAGGATAGATTCCATAACTTTCTTGTATCCAAAGGGGGTGGTGGTCGGAAGCCTCCATCGTCTCGATCGAAAAATCTTTGGAGTGATCGACAAAATATTCAATATACGTTTCAACGATGGAATAATCACGTTTAGAGAAAAATAAATGCATCACCTTTTTAAAACTATAGATTACGTTAATTAAAAACTTGTGCAGTACTTTCATTAACGTAAATGGAAGGTAACTTTTTAAGTAGGTATAACAATCGTATATGTGAATGGATGGATAAAATAGAAAACGATCCCAAGAATAAACGTTTATACGAGACTGAAATGGCTGATTATATATCAAGGTGTATTCCATACGTTCGTCAATATACAGACGAAACAACTGGAGAAGTCACTACCGATAATATATTTAATTGTAAAGAGACATCTGGTATGCAAAAAAAAGATATATACACAGACTATCTCATAGATGTTGAAAGGAAGACATTAGATCGACCACTTGAGAGAACAATGAGAGATATATGCCCAAACTGTCCGGATAGTAACGTATTTCATTTCCGTGATTCGAGTGACTTGGTATGTGATTCGTGTGGAATGGTATTAGACCATTTAATAAGCGAAGAACTCACATACAAAGAAGAACAAGAAACTTCTGAAAAAATTATTAATTATTCGTATAAACGGGATAATCACTTTAACGAATGGCTAAGTCAATTCCAGGCACAGGAAATGACGACCATTCCACCCGAAGTTGTTGAACAGTTACGAAACGAGTTTAAGAAAATTAAGATTAAATCGGTGAACGAGATTACACACGCAAAAGTCCGTTCATTACTTAAAAAACTCAAGTTGAATAAGTTTTACGAACATGTACCGTTTATCACTAATATATTAAGTGGTATCCGGGCACCTAAAATGCCTCAACAACTCGAGGAACAGTTACGAATGATGTTTCGAGATATCCAGAAACCATTCGATAACAATTGTCCGACTGAACGAAAAAACTTTTTGAGTTATTCATACGTTCTTTTTAAATTCTGCGAACTATTATCCGAAGATCAATACCTCCAATACTTTCCTCTCCTCAAATCTAAAGAGAAACTGCATCAACAGGACATTATATGGAAAGCGATTTGTAGAGATCTTCAATGGGAATTTATTCCGACAGTGTAACTTCCGCAATCTGGGGCACAGACCCTTCACCCGGTGGAAAGTTAATTAGGTAGGCGGACGTCAAGTTAAGTTGTGTTAAGTATTTTTTAGCTTGTGCAATCATGGTATCGTTAAGACTTTTCACCGTTTTAAGTTCAAGAACCGTAGTCCTGCGCACGATAATATCAGCACGCGCCGTACCCACGACGTGATGCTTATAATAAATAGGAACATGTCGCTCTGATTCGTACGGAATGTTTAGTTCGCGAAGACTTACCTC